ACTTGGCCTCGCAGAGCTTCTAGCTCATTGGTGCGAGTCAAAGTATGAATAATTTCCTTGAACTTTGCCGGCGTTGAAGATACAGGTGCTGTGATGGAATCTTGATCTACGATTAGATGCCCGTCGATAATGCTGGCCGGAACGGGAATTAGGGAATGGGTTTTCTCTAGAGCCTCCTTGGATGTGAACACCTCTTCGACTTTTCCGTCGTCGTGTTCGATGCGCAATCGTGGAATGTTCAGCGCACCAAACTTCTTTTCGCCAGCAACTGCCTTGGCGATATGTAAAACTTTGTTTCCTATACGCCAGGACGCAATAAAATAGCAGGCCTCCTGGGGTGGTGTACCCCAGGAGGCCCAGCTACCTGCGTTCCCTGGAAACGAGTTGGTCAGCGAGGCTCGGATCATCGTGAGAATGGTTGACTTGCCGCAGCCGATTGGGCCGGTGATGACCGTCAGTGCGTCGTCAAACTCAAACTCAAAATCTCCTTTGAGAAGACCGATGTTCCTGCCCTTCAGGGAGAGCAGCTTCATGTGTTTACTCAGTCGCTAGTCTTGCGGCGACCCTTTGGGCGGATGGTGACGTTGTTACGCTTCAGCGTGTTGATGACGCAGGAAACAGACACCGAGAACTTCTCGGCGATCGTCTTGGCGCCAACGCCTTCGGTGTAAAGGCGGCAAACCTCGTCGGCGTGCTCAGTGAGCTTGTGTGGAGCGCCACGCTTCTTGGTGCCTGCGTCGGCAGACTTGGTTGCGGACTGCTTAGGGGTCGTCTTTGCGGGAGTTTCGTTGGTTTCGTTGTTCATGGTTTTCTTGATTTCTCTTACCTTGGACTGCTTTGGTTTTTCGACATACTGAGTCGGCGCAGTTGGTACCGGCTCAGGTTCGCTGACATTGAGATCATTTTCTTCCATGTATTCCTTCATCCACTCCTCCGAAGGAATGTCTGAGTTGGCCTCCATGATAACAGTGGTATCCACGTCGTCAACCTCTTCAGACGGGATATCTTCAAATTCTTCTTCAGTTGCAACCTCTTCGTCCTCGTCAGTTGCAACCTCTTCATCCTCGTCAGTTGCAACCTCTTCATCCTCGTCGGGATCGATGGGACAAGCGGAAGAGCAGGCTCCTTCCGAACCACGCTGATTATGGGTCTTGATGGCAGGAACGCTGACATTGTCTTCGTCGTCAAAATCGCCGTTGAGAATTCGGTCAATAAGGCTCATTGGTTTGTCCTATTGTCTATTTGCTTTAAAGTCTGTTTAATCTGTCAGATGAAATTTGCCGCTTCGATAAGCATCTCCTTTGTAAGGTCCTGGCTTGGTACAAAGGTACCCTTATTACGAATGATGTTATTCATAATGGCAGTCATTCGCTTTGTAGCGTTTTTGTGGCAAATGTAGTAGGCCTGAGCAGATACCCTATCGCTGCTTTTAACCATGTCACCAGAGTAGGCTCCATCAAGTCCTTCAAAGCAAGCTTCAATAAGCTCAAGCTGGCCTACAGAAAAATATTTCTTAAGAGGCGAGCGCTCTAGGTCCTCAAACACGTCATAGGCATGGCTGCCATCAGTAAAAGTAACTCCGCCAAAATTGCTTACCTGAGACATGAAGATAGCACCTAGGGCGCACACGGAGCACTTCTTTACTTTGTTGACATAGTCTCTTGCGTCTATCTTGCAAAGTCTACCACCCTCAGCCAGTCTATCTCCGATATAGCAGTCCATGCCACGATATAGTACTCCGCCTCCTAAATTGGAATTTGCTACCCATGAACCCTCAGTAGGGAGATATCGTCGGCTTGCAATTTGCGCAAGAACATCTTTGGCAATGATTACACGCATTTGCGCAGGAGTCTTGGTGCTGGGCTTCTTAGCGACTGCGGTTGACTTCTTTGTCTTAGCGGGCTTCTTCTTAGTGGTTGCCATTACATTCCTACCTTTTGTTTTAGATTCGTGACAGCTGTATCAAAGCCAAGCTCCATTGCCTGCTTTACAAACTCTGCAGCTTCAAGATCTACTGGTTCTTTTTCATCTACTAGTTGTTTCAAGGCTGTGCTCAAATCCACCTGTTCGTCCAAGGATCCTTTTATCTCAGCAAGATCTCGGTCGTGCGAAGTGTCTACTCTTTCAAATACAAAAGCCTGTTGCTTCAAGGATTCAAGTCCAGCTGAAAGCGCTGCTGGCATATCTGAAGGTATTTCAAGATGCAATCTAGGAAGTTTGTCTCCCATGAACGACTGCATTTCTGAAACATACGACAGCTTAGCGCAGTTGTCAAGCCATGTTTGAATTCTTTTGAGATCCTCCTCTGATTTAAGATCCGTGCGTAAAAATGGGCGACAACGCAGTGGTACACGTTCTACACTGAAATCGTTGTAGACTACAATAAAAGACTTTGCCTCAGGCTCGCCAAGTCTGTGCATCCACATAGAACCAGAGTACAAAAAGCGAGTGCCTTGCGGTCCTCGCCAATCCCACTCCATATGAATGTCGCCCATCAGCACTAGCTTGTATTTGCCGTCAAACCAAGTTAGGTCGATGTCACACAGCGGTGCTTCATCTGGAGGCAGTCCAAGAGCCGGAACAACTTGAGACGCAAAGCCGTGCAGAATAAGAACGTCTGCCTGCTGCAGAACGTATCGTTCTAGGTGGGTTTCCCACTGACGTCGAGTACGCCAGTTGTAGCCGGCAATGCGTGCACCTGAGTCTATGTATTCTTTTTCCTCTAGATTGGTAGCAGCGGCAGCACCGCCGCCCTCCATACAGAGTCTCTTGAATCCTCGCTCGTGGTTGCCATCCACATAGTAAGTTGCCTGAAATGGAACATCCATAAGAATTTTGCGAATCTCTATGGTGTGCTCGTCTGAAATGGTCGGGGTGTCAACCTGGTCGCCACCTAGAAATAGCGCCAGCTTATTCTTCTTACAGTAGTCGACAACTTGTCTCAGAGCGTATAGATCATCGCCACGCAGTTCTTTGACAGAACGATACGCCGACTCTCTAGCCTGCAAGTCAGCGCAAAATACAAATATTGGATATCGCAATTATGCACCTTTACAGTAGATGTTGGTTGTCTTCTATTAGACACGCTAATTCTGCAAAAGAAGCGCCTTTATCGTTTTGTTGAGCAAGACTAGTTCTGCAGCCGTCAATTACTAACGAGCCTTCTGCTGAGCCTAGTCCTGCCCATTCTTGAACCCTTATAGGCAACACCTCAGACTCGTGATTAAAAGAGACTGCGTCTAAATGCTCGACGCGCCATCTTGAGGTCATGCCGACCTCCAATGGATTAGTTGGATTTTGCTGTTGATATATCTCACATAGAACCCCTAGACAGCAATGAGTTGGCGTATCGAAATTTGCTTTTAATACACGTCTGCCTTGAGTATAGCCACCGGATCGAAGGGCTTCGACCCAGACGTCAGCAATTTCTTTGAACATAGGTTTATTTCTTTTCAGTAAGGAGGTCAAGCCTGCCCATCAATAAGGCTACCAAGCAGGCTAATAGCGTAATTGCTACCCAAGTCCACAGGCCCATTCCAAACGCCAGACAATGCAGCGAGGATAAAACCAGAACAACCTGAACGCCAAGACAAACTGGGCATGATATTAGCTTCTGTAGAAACGATTCCTGTTGGTCAGCCCAGACCATTATCGTATCTAAAGTAAGTTCAAAATTGTGCATGCCCCAGACAACCATGTAAGCCATGGAGCCGAGTACGAGTGAAGACAGCAAGACAGTGAGGATCCAGTCAGTCATTTGTTAATTGCGCAGTAGCCAATCAGAGTAAGTAGAGCAACTGCAATTGTGAGGCAAGGATTGATAAAAAAGAATACGAGAAATATGATGCAGATAAGTGCAAACAATGTTAATCCTTATTCGCAGTCTTTGCAGTCTTTAGATTCAGTGCCGTCTTTTGGCTGGCGTAAGGCTCCCAGCATATCTTTATTTATAGAGGGCTTTGCTGCTCCAGGTTCTGTCAATGTTGGATCGTAGCCGGGTAGACCTGCTTGCTTTAGAAACTCATCTGGGGATTCTGATCTTGGGGGGTTTGGCATCAGGGGTTCTCGTTAGAAGTGGAGGATTCTACAAACTTTCTTTGTGGTTGTCTTTCTTTGTTTCTTTCTAACCAAATATGTAGGGCATCGAATACAAATTTACCTACAACGATGAAGCCAGTTGCTAGCAATATAAAAAGCGTATATGCTGCAATTACAAACTGCTTCACTATTCTCAAAATTAAGTCTTCCGGTTTTTCGGAATTTGACATGAACGACTCCAATCGGATTAACGAAGAAAAAACCAAAATTGATTTGAAAACCCTAGCGCCAAGCTGGGTTGTTGACATGGCTCAAAATATGAAATCTATTTGTGAGGTCGACGATATTGACGACAAGGTGTTTTCTTTACCCCCCGACAAACTTGCTGAACTGCATGCAAGATTAGATATAAACGAATTTTCAAAGTTTCTTAGTACTTATTTAGCGCAGAATCAAACTTCTCCAATTCGCCTGACTTCAATGCTTAGACTGAACGGCAAGCCGTTTACGCTAGTTAAGCATAAGTTTTTTGAACCTTTGTTCTATCCAAATCTTCCGGATAGGACTTTATTAGTCTGCGCTCGTCAGGTCGGTAAGTCTACGCACATTGCGGCTCAAGGAGTTTTACAAGCAGCAGCCATTAATAGATTTAAAGTATTATACATGGCTCCGCAGTTTGAGCAGATTAGAAGATTTAGCCACCAGTACATTCGACAGTTTGTCCATGAGTCTTACATCAAAGACACACTCATGGATAAGAACTGTGTCGACTCAGTAATGCAGAAGAGTTTCAGAAACGGATCAGAACTTTGGTTCTCTTTTGCCAAGCTATCGGTAGACAGAATTCGTGGTCTGTCTGTTGACGGAATTCGAATGGACGAGATTCAAGATCTTAACCCGGAGTTTTTAGACATTGTTCGAGAGTGTATGTCTGCATCTGAGCGGCGTTCTGAAATGTACGCAGGCACCAGCAAAACTATCGACAACGTTATTGAGCAATTGCGACTGCAGTCAAGTCAAGCCGAATGGTTTATGAAGTGTGAAACCTGCAATCATTGGAACATACCAACCATAGAAGGATCTGGTCCAGGGCTTACCGTCATGGACATGATGCGATCTGAAGGATTTTGCTGCGCTAAATGCCATAGACTATTGGAGCCAGAAAAGGGCTTCTGGGTCCATAAGTACGCAGAAAAAGCCAAGACCTTTCCTAGTTACCACGTACCCCAAGTCATTGCACCGGTGCACTACGCCAATCCAAAGAACTGGAGATCTCTGCTGTTAAAGCGAGAGCTAAATTCTCCGGCAACTTTTATAAACGAAGTACTTGGGGAAGCTTGCGATGAGGGGCAAAGACTTGTCAGCCTTACGGAGCTTAAAGACGTATGCATACTGAAGCCAAACTCTAAAGACAACGGCGCAGATGCCCCTAAGTATGCAGACAGAGTTCTAGGGGTTGACTGGGGTGGCAAGGGGAGCAGATTTCAATCTATGACAGCTGCCGCTGTGGCTTGCTACAGGCCCGTAGAACAAAAAATTGATATTGTCTTTGGCCACGTATTCCAAGCCATGACGGATTCGGTGATTGAAACAAAAGAAATTATTGATATTGCCAATACGTTTCAATGCACGGCTATTGCGCACGACGTCGCAGTAGCAGGCGAAGTAAGACTGAGCATTATGCGCAGCGTCGGAGTACCAGACTCCAGACTCATTAACTGCCGGTATGTAGCTAGTGGCAGCATCAAATCAATATTGCAGTTTGTACCCCCAACAGACGTCAATCCTACCAGCTACTACAACCTGGATAAAAGCAAAGTCATTGCAGCGATATGTCTTGCCATCAAAAACAAAAACATAAGGTTTCCGCAGTTTGATAGTTTGCTGGACGCTGCCGGCGAAAACATGATGAATCACTTCTTGGCTGTTTATGAGGAAAGCAGTGAAAGCATGTTTGGTACTGAGCGTCGGTTTATTCGACGTAACCCAGGAATGCCTGACGACTTCCTACACGCTGTTGCTTTTGCTGTTATTTCTCTATGGCGAAGATATCCCGAACTTATACCAAACCTTATGGAAGAGGTACTAGATGGAGATGAGCACGTACACATGGCAAATCCCAATGCGTACTACAACAGCAGCGAATATGACTGATAGCTAAGTCGAAGGTTATAACAAACGTTTGTTTGTGTACCAACCCGTAATCCTAAGCTTATTCTTGTTTTATAAGATTAGCTTAAGATTACGGGTCAGCAATAGCTGAAGGTTGATGGCGAAGAACCATCAGATTATGTTAACTTAATTTGCTGGTTATTTTAGTTGCCTTATTTAGGCATCTAAAAGCAAATCAGGACTAAGTTATATTAACGCACTTTGAAACCATAGGTGACGTTTGCTATGTATATCTAATACTCAATAAAAGTATATACCATTAGATAAGCATATTAAATATACTGCAATATTACATAGCAAACGTCATGCATGATTTACTGCAGGTAGAATAAATTACTTAAAGCGGCTCGTCTAAGGCTGCGCATTCGCTTTACCGCAGATACCAGGCTGTTCCATAGAGGCTTAGAAAACACCAACATAAGGTGATCTTCCTTATGTGCTTCTATAGCTCCGAGCTCTTTAAGGTGGGTCATAGCTGACTCCCAGCTTCGTACCGGTAGGTTATAGAATCGCATATGCCCCAGTAGATTGGTTAAGTCTATAGCTACGGTATCTTCCATGGGGTTTTTAAACACCACGTAGCGCTTCTTAGACCCGTCTCCAGTAAACATCTTAAACATGCCTTGTTCTACACCCTCTTGCACAAAGTTGATAAGCTGAACTCCTGCAGACTTAGTGTTGATGTAGCCGCGGGTAGATATCATGGATTTTGCTTTATCCATGATGTCTGGGTTGATGTCTAACGATTTAGTTAAATACTTTAAACTATCTAATAGCGAATGCGAAGACGTAGACTTTACAGTGAGTGCATACTGCATAAAAAATGGAAACACGTTTTCACTGTTGAGTAGCGCTCGAGTTTCGTCAGTAAACTCTGTATCTGCTCGCACAAACTCCCAGTCTTTGTCTGAGGCTAAAGCAGAGGCAATAAGCGGTGGCGCTAAGACCAGGCTATTCTTGCCTCTACCCTCTAGCCATTGCGCCAGCAGCTTTGGTGACGACCTTATACCGTCTATAGCCACCGGAACTTGATGCAGCTCTGCAGTAGCCTGTGCGGCGTCTATGTCTTCCTTGCAGTTTAGAGTTAGGTAATCTAGCCCTAAATCAATTTTAATTATATCAAAGATATATTCTGCTAAAGAATTTTTAGCGCCCACGAGCATTAAATTTGTTCTTGACGTGCCCTCAATAAGATTGTGTATACCTGAGACGACTCCAACCATTCCCGCCAAGTACGCAATAGTCTCTACGCTAGGCTCAAATATATTTGAAATCTTTTTAACGGTTAGCCCAGGCTCAACAGTTAAGTTAGAGCATGGGGGCTCAACTTCGCTCATAACAAAAGGCACCCCTACCCTAATTTGATCCGTGTCGATTGACACCCTGGGTAAGTTAAACCTACCTGTGTCTGG